GTTCTGGACCCTGTTCAGTCGCTTGTCCGGATCCCCTGAGACATCGATTTTTAACACACTCCTTACCATGCTCATGCAATTCATCTCCCGTCGTTTGGAGGGCCTCGAGCCCGAGGCCGCCTACGATAAAGTGACGAGTCACGGAATCTACGGCGGGGACGATGTTCTCGTAGCCGACGCACCCAGAGCGGAGCTCTGTGCGAAGGCTGGCGAATTGGTGGGACAGGTACTTGTGGTGAAGGAGATGGAGCACGGGACGTGGGATCCCGCCTCCCCTCCCTCGTTCCTGTCCCGCTTTTATGGTCCTGAGATTTGGTGGGGCGATCCCAACTCTATGTGTGACTTCCGCCGCCAAATGCGGAAGTTCCACCTGTGTGGGACCCTGCACGCCACCACCCCTCAGGAGAAACTCAAGGAAAAGGCCATGGCCTACCATCTGACCGATGGCAGCACTCCTGTTATCGGTTCATTTTGTGCCGTAGCCCTGGATGTCCTGGGAGAGTGGACTGTCGAGCGTACGAAGGATACGTCGTGGTTCGCTCGTAACCCTGATTGGGACAGTTGCCAGTTTGTGAATGTTGAAGCAGACTGGATGCTTGACGTCGTGGAGGCCACAGGTTGCGACATCGCGATCTATGAAGATTGGCTGGCCGCCATGCCGATCGGCGCCCGATCCCGCCTTGAGTATTTGATGAGCCCTCCGAACCTCTTTCCGCTGGCAGAGCCCGAGCCGGGCAAGAACCAGGCCGTCGTGAACGACGGCGATGACGAGGTCCTGATCCCCGCAAAGGGAAAGGAGGAGGACTTTGAGGTCGATCTGGAGACTCTCAATGAGTGTTTCGACATTAGGAAGATGGCAGGCGTAATAGATGTCTCGCAAGTCGAGTTTGAAGACATCCATCCGCTGATCCTGGCCTTGCGCACGAGACTTGAGCTAGAAAAGAAAGCTCAGCGCGAGGACCCCGCCCAGGATGATCCGACCTCTACCACCGCGAGCTGCTCGTCGTACAGCTCGTCGGAGGAGACGAGGATCAAGAACACCTGCTTCGCGTTCCAGTCCGGCAACTGTCACCGCGCCGGCTGCAAGTATGAACACGTGAAGGACGAGACCCTAGAGATCCCAGTGTGCAAGCACTTTGCTACGACAGGCAAGTGCAAACGGGGGGCTAAGTGTGCGTACCGGCACTAAGCTCTCCATTCCGGTGGCGTCCCACGTCACCGTCAACAAACAATATGGGCGCCACGTGGCTTGGTTACCACGAGCCCCCAATCAGGAGGGCCGCGCTATCAGCGTGCACTACAGGGGTGAGTGCGCCACCCCAGGCATAAAACAGTGACTCACCAAGATCACAGACCAAGAGACAACACTCGTGGTCAATATTGTTATAGCATCCGTTTCATTTGTCGCACACGTCATCTGGAACTACCTCAGGCTACCCTAACAGATGGGAGGCAAAGGCAAGAAGAAACAACACCGGATCAAGGGCATCCAGCCCGTTCTGGTCCAACGCGCTCGGTATGGCGCGCATCAGGGGAGAATGCACTACGACTCG